GCTGGTGGTGCTAGTGCATTATTAAAAGCTGGTAGCTTGACAAGAGCAGCCGGTATTGGTGCAGCGTCTGACCTTATATCTAAAGAATCAGACGGACACAACGCTCTAGGTGCTCTTACTAAGCACTATGGATGGGCAGATACACCATTAACTACTAAGGATACCGACCATCCTGTTATGATGAAGATAAAAAACATCGTAGAAGGTATGGGAATAGGTCTTGCATTTGACGGTGCATTGTATTTAGTAGGTAAAGGTAGTAAAGCAGTGCAAGCAAAGATAACTGCACGTAATCAAAACATAGAAGATCAGACAATCGAGTCTGGTTTAGCACAGATTCGCAAAGGCGAAGAACAGTTTAGAGCTGATAAAAATGCACCTATTGCTGATAGACAGCAGGGAGCACATGTATCAGAAGTTGACCCACAGACAGCTAGAGAACAGCTAGGTCGTACACGTAATGAATGGGGATCTGAGGACGGTTCTACGGGATCAGTAACCAGACCATTAGAGCGTGAGCGTGTAGCTATGGAAAGTGGTACTACAGATGAGATTGTTGAGACTACTTTACGTAACTTAATGAGTACAGATAAGTTTGCAAGAGAGTTAGACCTTGTAAAAGGCAACAGAAAGGCACTTGTAGACACATGGAGAGATGCTATAGAAGGTCATATGCGTATCACACAGGGTAGAAATGCTCTTGATATGACGCCAGAAGAGTATCTTGCAGAACTATTTGCCACAAATGACGTCGTAAATGGTCAAGAAATATGGACATCTGAGAACGTAGTGGTAGCTGACCTCGTAGTGGGTACATTATTAAAGCAGTTAAGAGACACAGGTATAGCTGGTAGAGAGATTATGGATCTAGTATCCGTAGATGACATAGATGGACCAGCAAAACAGATCATAGATACGATGCTTACAGCGTTGTATGAGACTAAAAAAGCTCGATTTGTAAAGTCTGATTCGTTTAGACAGCTAAAAGCTGGGCAGAAAAAGGCAGCAATCGCAGACGCAGTACAGAAAGATGTACAAGATACAAAGGATTCTATCTTATCTATACTAAAAATAGCTAAAGATGACCCTGATGATGACCTATTAAATGCGTTATTTGAAGCTTTCTCGATGATGAAAAACATCAATACTCTTGATGACTTTGACAACTGGGCAAGAACTGTACTCAAAGGTGGTCAGATTGACCCTACTGCTCCAAACCGCACAGGAGCCCTTATAAGAAGCCTACAGGAAATGATGAGCCATAGTGTCCTAAGTGGACCTAAGACGCCTTTCAGAGCCTTACTCGGTACAGGTACAGCAACATTCTTGAGACCATTATCTACAGCTCTTGGAGCTACAATGCGTTACCCATTTACAGGTGATGCAGCTACAATTCGAGCATCGTTAGCATCTATTAATGCACTTAACGAATCTATACCAGAAGCATTTGAGTTATTCTTTACAAAACTTAACGCATACTGGAAAGGTGACATGTCTACAATTAAGACACGTTATGCAGAATTTACTAAAGGTGATGAAAACTGGGAGATTATACGTAGATGGGCAGAGGATAGCGGAAGAGCTACATACGGAGATCGTGTTACGTTTGCTATGACAAACATGGTACGTAACTTAAACAACTGGAATATCTTTTCATACTCTACAAAGCTTATGGCATCGGTTGACGATACCTTTAGATTTATGCTAGGTAGAGCTAAGATGCGTGAAAAGGCTATGCGTAGAGTACTAGACTTACAAGGGTCTGGTATCGAGCTACCTGAGATCACACCACAGTTGATGAAAGCTTATCAAGATGATTTCTATGGTCAGATATTTGACGCACAAGGTAATCTAGTAGATGAAGCTGCTGTGTTTGCAGCAAAAGAAGTAACACTAACACAAGATCTTACAGGTTTTGCGAAGGGACTTAACGATGTATTTACAGCAACACCTTTAGCTCGACCTTTCTTTTTGTTTGCTAGAACTGGTGTTAACGGACTTGCACTAACAGGTAAACATACACCCGGTTTTAACTTCTTAGTCAAAGAGTTTAACGACATTGCATTTGCTAATCCTAATAATCTAGATTCCGTAGCTAAATATGGTATTACAAACGCTACTGAGCTAGCTAACGCACAGGCATTACAAACAGGCCGATTGGCGATAGGTTCTGCTACGGTATTTTTAGCAGCTCAGGCATGGATGAACGGTAAATTAACTGGTAACGGACCATCTGACAGACAGAAACGACAAGGCTGGGTAGATGCTGGGTACTTACCTAGAACTATAGAACTAGCTGGAGTTAGAGTAGGATACGATCCTATAGAACCCTTCAACCTCATAATGTCTACT